TAGCCACCCGTAAAATTCGTCTATAACAACCGTTTCTTCTCCTTCGTAACCATCCCACCAGTTGGATCTCTGCTTCCAGTAGCTGTTCGGATAATTGTCGAAAGCGTATTTCGTCTTCCCGGTCCCTGTAGGTCCGCATATAACAATGACTTCCATTTCGTGATGTCTTGAGTTAGTTATTAATCGTTTATACCTTTCTAGTGCTTTATAGTTTCGTGCCCAAGTTGATGGATCAGTCTCAGCAAGATTTAATTCTGTGGATCCTTCTTTTAGTAGTTGCATTAAGTGTTTTAACTTGTCTTGTTTTACACCGTCTAAAGACTCTATTAGTTGTTCAAGTGTCCAATCCTTATTATAACCATGAGTTACCAGACCATATTGTTCAAGTTGCCTCAGATTGTCATCTCTGTAAACAGGAGCAATTAAGTCTTCAATGAAATAGTCTTTAATGCAGTACTTAATTGCTTGTTTTTGGTTGCCACGTCTTATTTCAAAGTGTGCTTTGGAGTTAAAGTTTTTTAATTGTTGTATTCTAACACTATGAGTACATTCTAAATAACCTTGTAGATGAGGAGTTCCATTTTCCCCTAATTCTCTATTTGCTATTAAATTTTTAATAAAAGTTGGTGTTAATTCTAGTTCATTCTCTTCTGGATTGTTAATTGTGAAACACCAGTTCCTTGAACCCATATTAGGTAAGCGACGTAAAGAGGGAGTGCGGCCCTACACCCCGAAGGGGCCGCCGAGCGATGCGGTCGCGTATCCAACCATTATACCCCTGGGCGTATACTAAAGTTTAACCCGCAGGGTTATATCCGGGGAGGGGGGACTAGTATTACCCCCCCTCTCCCGAGAATTGAGAGAGAGAGAATATAATTTTATTGGATATTAATCATTATTTGTTTTATCCAATGGCTTACAAGAGAAAAAGAATATATGGAAGAAGAAAAAGAGTAGTTCGAAGAAGATTCCGTAAATATGCCGGTACGTTAAGTTTGTATCGTAGAAGGGCTAACAAATATTTATACCGTAGGTTACGCATGCCCATTGGCATGTTTAGTCCAACAAAGACTGTTATGCTACGATATGTGGAATCGTTTACGCTTAATCCCGGAACAGATTCTGTTTCAACTTATGTGTTTAGAGCTGGTAGCTTATATGATCCAAATTACACTAGTACTGGTCATCAGCCAATGTACTTTGACACATATGCATCTATTTATTCGTACTATAGAGTACGAATGGCAACTATTAGTTTTGTTGCAATTGATAATAAAGTTGTTAACACTGCTGTTAATAATCAAGTCAGTGGAACAACTACTACGACTAGTCAATATTATGCTGCTAATGAAAGGGGATGTCGAATGTTTATAATTCGTGATGTTGAAGTTAATGATTATCCAACTATGTTGAATACATTAATTGAAGAAGGTAACCGTAACTTGAAGTGGAAATATGCACCACAGAACACTAGTAGTGGAATGCATAAATTAAGGATGCGCTGTTGGCCTCACAAACAGCATAATTTGTCTTATAATGATGATGCACTTGGATCACCTGTTACAGATAATCCATCTGCAGCTACGTATTTTATATGTGGAGTTGATAGTATGCCTGGCACAAATGCCGATAGCATGACATATCAAGTTATAATAACATATAAGGCTACATTTTTTGATTTGAAAAAAAATCAAACAGAAAATTAAGTTTATTAAGGATTAAGTAGTATATCAAAAGCTGGTCTAGCTAAAGTTAAATTAATAAAATCATCATAATTTGTTGCATATATTTTTTCTCCTAGTTTTTTCATAAATATATATAAGTTTATTCTTCTTTTTAAAGGTTCTAAGTTTATACTTTCTTTATACCATTGATTTGGTGGATTGTTGGTGGTAATTACAATTCTTTTACTTGTAAATTGTTTTTGACCACCTTTTGTTTCTACCATCATTGGATATCTATCACATAGTCGAAGTAACGTGTCAAACGGTAGCCACCCGTAAAATTCGTCTATAACAACCGTTTCTTCTCCTTCGTAACCATCCCACCAGTTGGATCTCTGCTTCCAGTAGCTGTTCGGATAATTGTCGAAAGCGTATTTCGTCTTCCCGGT